GTTGGGAGTGTAGGGATGGCTGAGACCCCCGCAAAACCTCGTCCTGTTATGACGAACGAGGAAATTTTGCAACAATCGCGGGATCGGCGCCGTACTGTCGAGAGCTGGGATGGTGAGTACCGCGTACGTGGGCAGAGCGACTTGCGTTTTTCGCATGGGGAGCACTGGGACCCCACGATGCGCAATGCCCGTGAAAATCCACGGCAAGACGAAGGTGGCGGCGCGCCCGCGCCGTGCCATGTAATTGATTTCCTAGGCGCGATGATCTTGGAAGGGGTCAATAACTTCCGCCTGGAACAGCCTCGTATTAAGGTGTCGGCCTCCGATGCGAACATGGATGAAGAAACGGCGCTTGTCATGCAAGGCATAGTCCGGCATATCGAACAAAAAGTCGCCTCGTCTGCCGTCTATGATACGGGAATTGACCATGCGTATCGCGCCGGGCGCGGGTTTTGGCGTATCAAGCTTGTGTACGATCATCCCGAGTCCTTTGACTTGGTGCCCGAACCGTGTCGCATTCGTGACCCTTTTGCGGTGTTTCTTGACCCGCTGCACCAGAACATGGACGGGTCAGACGCGGAATGGGGATTTATTACGCAGCGTATGAGTTGCGAGGCTTTTAAGACGGCATACCCGCGAGCCTCTATCATAGATTTCCGGCCCTTCAGTGGCACGGAGTATAGTGGTTGGATTAAGGATGATTCTGTGGTAGTCGCCGAATATTTCTTTATCGAGAAGACGAAAAAACGTATCGCTCTTCTCCAGGACGGACGGGTGCAAGAGCTAAGCACTGTGGAGAACGAAAGCTTGATCATTGACGAGCGTGACACCTTTACGCAGCGAGTCTGGCAAGTGAAACTCAACGGCGTCGAAGTGTTAGAAATTGAGGAATGGCCGGGTGAGTTTATTCCTATCATCCAGGTACTTGGCACAGAGCACGAGCAAGATGGGCGCATTGATTACAAGGGGATGACACGGGCTGCACGTGATCCCTCGTATATGATTGATTATTATTCTTCCCTGGCAACAGAGATGATCGGGCAGGCGCCGAAGGCTCCCTATACGGGGTATGAGGGGCAATTCAAAGGACATGAGCGCGAATGGAGAGAGCTAAATATTCGAAAATTTGCCTACCTAGAGCACACCCCGGTAGTGCTAGGGGATGGCGTTGTCGCCCCACCGCCTCGCCGAGAAACATTTGACCCAGCTATTCAGACCCTGCTGCAGCAACAAGAGGTCGCAAAGCAAAATCTCCGCTTAGTGACGGGCCATCAAGCGCCCCTTGAGTCCGACCAACAAAGTGCGGTCAGCGGTGTAGCAGAGACGCAGCGCCAAAAGCACGGCGAACTCACGAATGTGCATTTCTCGATCAACGGACATCAAGCGATCCGCTTTACCGGGGTGCAAATGGTGGACTTGATTCGCAAGCTGTATACTCGTGCCCGTGTGGTGAAGATTATCAATGTGGAAGGCGAAGAGGAAGAGGTCACCATTGGCGCCCCTGGTATTCGGGATGGTCAGGAGACCTTTTTCCAGCTTGATAAAGGGCGGTATCTCACGACGATTGACACGGGCCCCAGCTTTCAGACGCTCCGCGAAGAATCCAGCGAGCAGATGGTCAAAATCCTGACGGCATTTCCAGATTTTGCGAAAGCATTTGGCGACTTGGCAGTAGGCAGCATGGACTTTCTGGAAGCCAAAGAAGCGGCCAAACGTGTGAAGCGATTGATCATTCCTCCCGAGGCATTGGGTGATGACCAAGAGCCTGCCCCTGAACAACTCGAAAGCATGGTGAAGCAGCTCCAGGTACAGCTTAAACAAATAAACGCTTTTGCTGAGGGGCAAGAGCAACAGGTTGCAGGGTTGACCACGTCCATACAGAAATTAGAGCTTCAGTTAGCCGACAAGAGCCAGGGCTTTGTTATCGAACAAGGGAAACTTGAGCTGGGGCGTGATGAGCTAGCAGCCAAGACGCAGACGGACAACCGACGTCTTGACATTGACGCGCAGACAAAAGCACGAAGCCTCGATATCAAAGAGGAAGAGGTTGACCTGAAAGAGGAAGATATGATTCTTGAACGGGCGCAAGGGGGCTGAGATGGAAGCGTGGATGGAAGATATCCTGGATAAGCATTGGAAGCATTTCGCCTTTCGGCCTCGATGGCATCCCAGTGAGTATAAAGAAGGGACCACGCTTAGTTGCTCATGCATGGAAGGCAATTTTCTTCTGGTAAGACCATCGCCGGGCGAATGTGCTGCTAGTCCAGAGTCGAAAGAAATGGGTTAATAGCGAAGATGCTCGATCATCTGTAGTGCTCGGTGCGGCACAAGGGGGCTGAGATGGTGAACCTTGATAAGTTTACAACTGTTCTTGCGCAAGAGATGGACGTGGCACAAGGGGAGCTTTTATCAACAAAGGATGTGGCGCTTTCTGTAGAATCTGAGCCTGTTGAATTGCGCAAAGCCTGGGAAGAGGCAGGACGAATGCTTGCTGATGCAATCGATGCGGTTGGAAGGGCATAAAGAGTCCAAGTAGTTCTCTTCGCTCTGAGCACGTCGCAATCGCTCAGATGCGCGTATGTACAGGAGATTGCGCATGGCTGAAGACCTTAAGGAATCCCCCGCCGTGCTCGGTGAAGCCGAAGTGGTTACCGCGCCGGTTGAGGGCACCCACGGTGGACGCCACATGACCAGCACGTCGGGCACGCAGGAAGAGGTTGATAGCGCACTTAGATATTCTGTGCAGACAGAAGGGACGTCTCCGCCGGACACGGTGGCGGCAACCCCTGCGGTAGCACCAGCGCCGGATGCGGCGCCAGTGACGCCAGACGTCGTTGCTCCTGATCCAAAATCCAAAGATCGCGGGAGCGTACAGGATCGCATCAGCCACTATACCCTTCTGGCCCGTGAAGCTGATCAACGAGCAGTACTAGCCGAACAACGTGCAGCAAACTTAGAGCTGCAACTCGCAACGCAGCCCACTCCCGAGACGCCAGCGGCGCCAGCGGTCGAGCCTATTCCGGCTGAGCTTGCAACAACTCAAGAACTCGGGGACTATATCGCTCGGACTGTGAAGGCAGGCGTGGAAACAGGGCTGGCAGAGCGGGACACACGGACACGGGAAGCTCAGGCAGAAGTAGCTGCGACCCAGGCAAAGACAGCCTGGACGCGGCAAATATCGAATGCGGCGGCTGAACACGAGGACTGGGACCAGGTGTTTCTTCAGGCTGCAACGACGGAAACGGGAACGATTTCTGTCGAGCAACTTGCCGAAACATTTCCTAATGGCGCACACGTGCTCTATGATTTAGTAAAAAACAGCCCGCAAGCTTTGACCCGCATGGGACAGATGTCTCCACGGGACAGAGAACGGGCGTTCGCCGTGGCCGCTGATCGTGTACAACGGGCAACGGAGGGAGGGCAGGCCGATCCTGTCGCCCCAATGCCTCCTGCGACTCCCACGCCATCGGCGCCCACGCCGATGACTCCTGTGGCGCCCTCTGCGCCTTCTGTCGAACCGCCGGTCTTGAACGAGCATAGCACCCGAGAAGACTATAAAGCCTGGAAAGCGGCGAGAGGAATTAAATTCTAGCCCCTCTCCAGGCTGTATGAGGGGATGCTATGGCTTCGGTTTTTTTGACTCATGAACTCATCGCCAACATGGCGCTGGACTCTCTGGTAAACCAACTGCAGCTTTTACGGTTGACCGGTGGGCGGTATGACGATCAATTCGCCAAGAAAGGGGCGAAAGGCGGGAACGAATTCTTTATTCGGAAACCGCCAAAGTATGTCACGACATCAGGACCGCTGTATACTGGACAAGACAACGTCGAGGAACGTGTGCTCATTACGCTCCAGCATCACCATGTGGGGCTGGGAGAGATTGACGCACAGCAGATGGTTCTTGACATCGATTTCTTTATGGAAAGGTTTATCAACCCCGCCATGTTACCGTTGGCGAACTTGATTGACCAGGAAGGGTTGAAGCTAGCCGAGGAGTTCACCGCTATTGTGGGGATGCCTGGTTCGTCCTTGGATGACTTGGGGATAATCGGAAAGGCCAAGGTCGCTTTGGATGATGCCGGGGCGCCTTTTCGGGGAACCATGGCGCGGTCCATCGTGCTCAACTCGACGTCGGAAGATCAATTGATTACCGCCAACGAAGCATTATTCAATGCTTCGCAGGAGATTGACCGGCAGTATATCGAAGGGTCGATGGGGCGGGCGCGGGGGTTTCGGTTTTATATGGACCAGAACGTTGCAGCCCATGTGGCTGGATTGTTTACCACCGGGTCTACTCCGCTCATGGCAGCAACTCCGCTTGATGGGGCCACAACGATTTCTACCGACGGGTGGGTAACAAGCACCACCAATGTGCTCAGAAAAGGCGATCACTTTACGTTGCCTGGGTTGGCGGGCGCCCGTATCGTCAACCGTGTCAATGTGCAGTCGTTAGCCGATTCTGGCAACCTGAAGACGTTTGTGGTGACGGCGGATTTGTCGACAGACGGCACGGCCGGGGGGCCTTTAACTATTCCGTTTTCTCCACCGCTGCAATTGGCCGGGGCACGGCAAACCGTCACGGTATTACCTGCGGACGGCGATCCTATTGCGCCCTTCGGAACCGAGCTGATATCATCGCCGCTTAACATTGGTTTTCACCCCAACGCCCTTGCGTTTGCCAGTGTCGACTTTGACCTGCCGGGCGGCTTGCACAAAGCCATCCGCTTAACCGATGATCAAACGGGTATTCGGATGATGTATACGAGTGGGTTTGATATCTCGAAATTTGAGTATATCAACCGCATTGATGTGCTCTTCGGTTGGGCGCTTCAGTACGAAGAGCTTGGCGTTATTATCGGAGGAGGGTAGGTCTATGTTCCGCCGTTCGGCTTGGGAACCACGCTGGAAATATCAGGTCGGACGGCAACATCTTTGCATGAATGCGGCGGCAGAGGCCGCGCTGGAAGGCGAATGGTTTGATGAAAAGCCACCTGAGCCGCCACCTGAACCGCCACCGGCCCGGGTGAAGCGAAAGTATGTCAAAAAAGCCGAGAAGCAAGCACTTGCTGAGGCAGATACCGATACTTCGGAGGTTCAACATGGTTCTGTCGATAGGACTCCCTTTCATTGATAAGAAATTGATTGTTGAATTATTACGGATAATTGACGTTGAAATACTTGCCTCTCACCCGACTTCAAGAACGGACAGCCCCTGTGTTCACCGGGTGATGGATGAAGATACTGGGATGCAGATTGTATATTCTCATGGGTGGGACATCTCTACACATGCGCTGAAACGCCAAATTAAAATAACTTGGGAAGAGACCAACTCATGACCACCGTCCGCGCCCTGATTGACGATGCCTTGCATGAGATTGAGGCGGTCGCCGCTGAAGAATCGCCTGAAAATGGCGAGTTTAACCGGGCGTTTCGGTCGCTCAATCGGCTGCAAGAAACGTGGAACATTGACCGGGGCATGGTGTTTGAGCATCCAGCAACCGTGCTGCCACTCGTGCCGCAAAAATCGACATATACCATGGGACCGGGCGGGGATATAAGTCTACGGCCTAATCGTATCGATAGCGCCAGCTTTACCGATCTAGTCTCTGGGTACGTTCGCCGGTTGTGGCGCCTTACTGATGATCAATTTCGCACCTTTCGACTTCCATCGAGAGAAAGCACGTTTGCGTATTGGTTTTACAACGATCAAGCGCACCCTGTGTCAACGCTTACGGTGTATCCCGTGCCTACTGCTTCCAATCAAGTGACGCTGTATCCCTGGTTTCAGTTGCTGCCGTTCGCAAGCTTAGACGAAGTGATTGACTTGCCTCCGGTCTATGAGACGGCACTTTTTTACAATCTCTGCGTGTGGGCTGCGCCCCAATTCGGCATTAAAGATTTATCACCGATCCTCATTGACCTGGCGACGTCGACCAAAAAAGCCATTGAACGGCTCAATGTACGCCCGGAAGAACTCCGGTCACCGCCTGGGATGCCGATGGGCTCTGGGCGGCGTGGCTTTCTTATCCGTGATTTTCTCTATGGATAACCCATGGTAACTCAACAGCTTGCACTCGTTGGCCCGGCCTATGAGCCGCGTTCCCCGCGCCTCGATGCGCAGCGGTGTCTTAACCTGTACCCCGAACTTGGTGAAAGCCCCAAGCCGAAAGATGTGGCAGTGCTTCTCGGAACGCCAGGACATACGGCACGCATAAATCTTGCAGGCCAGGGCGGCATCAGGGGGATGCATACGACTACGGTTGGCAATCGTCCGTTTGTGGTGCAGGCAGACAAACTCTATGAGCTGTTATCGTCAGCCACGGTGGTCGAACGTGGAACGCTTACAGGGCACAGTACCCGCGTCTCAATGGACAACACGGGACAAGAGCTGATGGTAGTCGCCGATGGGCGCGGCTGGATTCTAAACTTGTCCACAAACGTCTTTACCCCAATAACAGACCCCGATTTCCCCATGGCTGATACCGTCGTCGCAATGTCCGAGTTCTTTGTGGTCAATCGCCGTGGGACGCATTAAATCGGCCATTCCGTGCTTTTTGATGGCTTGACATGGCGGAGTGCTGACTTTTTCAGCGGAGAGGCCAGTGCTGACCCCGTGGTC